TTATTGAAACTCTGGGACAACATACACCTTCACGTAAACGCCATTCTTCATTGCAAATTGCTCTAAAGTTTTTTGTCTGTATTCCGTTACGGTAAAAAAATGAACGATTGGTATTTTACCCTTATATTTATTTTTGTAGTAAGTTGTAAATTCACCATACCTTTTCATCTTCTCGCTATTTACATTCATCATCTGAGTCCGATCTATTTCTACCGCATTTAAAATCCCTTCTTCATCTCGAAATTTCACATCTGGAATAATTGTCTTCTTTTTATCATCTATTTTATAACGTATAGCTGTTTCTATCTGCCAGTCATCCGGACAAAACAGATAGAGCCAAGCTTCATTTCTCATAAGGCTGTGTGCTAATCGAATTGTTGGTACTATTTTTTCTGTATCATCGAATAACGCACGCCCTTTTTTATTTAAGTAATATACATATTCTTTTTTATATACTGTGCTATTAACGAACATGTCTAAATCCTTTAATATACGGTTTGCATTTCTTATTCCACCCAAATCATGTATAGCCATTAAATGCCTACGTGTAGCAAATTTCAGCTTTCTAATCGAGGTCAGAATCATCATCTGACGATTCAATTTGATGTGTGTTTGTATGTTCATGTTTCTCCACCTCATATTGTTTTAGTACATTCCACATCGTTTCATTAGAAATATAAGGTACTTGAATTTCTGTTAATCTATCCGTTTTAAACAAAGCGCGTCCAGATATACTTTTAATCGATTCCAATCCACATTCATCTATAACTACTTGAGAAGCTGTTTGTGTTGGTAATCTAAATCCTAGCTTCGCATCTGAATTTTGCTTAACTTGTCGCGGTAATGTATCTCCGGTCGGATATTGTGTACAAAAAATCAACCTGAAGCCAAGTGCCCCGCCAATCCTTGCTATATACGAAAGCATCCTTTGACATGAGATTAATAACTTCTGCTGTTCTTTACCCATACTTTTATCCGGGCAAAGTTCAGCACCTTCATCAACTATGATAAAATGTCGTTCTTTTATATTTGTTTCTACAACGTTTGTATAGTGCATTTCCTTCATATAGCACATTTTTTCTTCCATCTTTTCAAGAATTGTATTTAAAACCTGAAACGCTTGAATCGGATTTTCTGCTATAGATTCAACTTGCTTTAAATTTTCATATGGTCCGAATTCTAAACCACCTTTTAAATCGACAATGTATAAATGAGTATGATCTGACTGTGCCGTAATAAGAGATGTCATTACATTCTTTAAAAATACAGTTTTCCCCATACGTGTCAAACCGCCTAAAGTCATATGTGGTGTTTTATCAAAATCATGATAAATTAACTCTTCTAAGCTTTGTCCTATAGGTACAAGCCATTTCCCTTGTTCAATTAATGTTTCGGACCATCTCCACTTATTAGGTATGTCTTTATAAAATACTCGAATACTTAATTTATAATTATCATAATGAATCCGAACAGGTTTGTTTACCCCCTCACTCACAACATCCTCAACCTTTTGAATAATTTTGCTGGGCATACCTACAGGTAAAATGTAAATATATGTTGTGCTGCGATCATCATCAATTTGTTTTTGAAACTTAGGATAATGCAACTTATCACCCCTTTTAATAGCAATACCACTCACCTCAAAAAAGACTTGAATCTTCTTTTTATCCCCGTCTTTTCGTTTGAACCTATCACTTACTAATGCATAAGTTAGTGCTGCCGTAGGAACCAGTAGTAACTCTAACATAAACATTTCCCCCTTAAATATCCTATAAGGATATCATTGCACTCTTTTGGAATATAACGAGACAAGCCTTTCCATATATCTTCTCTGTTGTCCCACCCTTCCACATTGTGTTCCTTTATAGAAACATAACTAGTACATAACGTAGAAGATATAAGAACGAGCCTGTGAGCGTCGTGTACAAGGTGATACGTGGAAGCCAATGTGGAACACTCTTCCCCATTTTTTCTGCTACCTTCATTGCAAATACTGACAAACCTGTTGCCGTCCAAATAACTACCGCTTCCCCTGCGAGTGTCATATCTATTCCTCCTCTTCTTTCTCACGGAATATAATACCTTTTCTCGTAAGGACTGCATCATAACAATCCATTAAAGTTTCCCAATTTAGAATGTCTTCTTCCTCACCGTATAGATCCTCTTCAATAACCTGGGATAAACTAAAATATCTTTTATACTTCTTGTTATTAAATACTTCATGATTTTTCATGTGATTCATAATCGATTCCGTTTCTGATTTTGATTTGGATTCGTTATACATTTGACGTAATTCTTTTGAAGGATGTAGATATGGAGTTGTATTCAAGTGGTTATACTGCCAACGCATGTAATCCTCTCCCCTCTTGTTGTCCTTAGTTCCACTTGGTATTCCTCGTGGTCTTGATATAGGTATATGAACTAGAATGAAATACATTGCCTGTCCATACTAAATTTATTTTTTAAAAGGACAAAAATGATTTCACAAGAATATACATATAGGGGGTGGAAATGTGTTACGTAGTAATTTAAAACAAATTGTGGATGAAAAAGGATTACGTTATGGATTTGTAGCTAAAAAAGTTGGTATAGCTAATTCTACAATGACCAACTTGCTCCAAGGGGGCTCACCTACACTTTTAGTTGCGATTCGAATTGCTAAAGTCCTTGATATGCGAGTGGAAGATATATGGATTGAAGAAGAAGAAAAACAATAATATAAAATCACACTTTTAAAATATTGTATTAATTGTTATGATTTATTTAATTAAAAGGGGATGATACAGTGAAGGTTATCCAGTCAATATTTAGAGGATTTCGTTTAATCAGTAGGATTGTTAATCCAATACTAAAGGCATTATCTAAAAGTAAATTTTAATTACATAGAAATAAAAACGCCGACTACACCACGAGTCTATTTTCTAATAATGTCCACATAAAAATATTATAATGATTATTTTTGTATTTTTAGTTAGTTTAAATTTCAGAGGGAGAATTTCTATTTAATGGATATTTATAAAACGATTATTTTAGGCATGAAAACTATTTTTAGATATTTCATTACAAAAATATTGGAATATAAAGTACACATTTTTGTGATTTTAGTAGTATTAGCAATCTTTATTTGTGCATTTTATTTAGAAATAAGTAATAACAAGGCTAAGAGTTTTTTAGATAAGAATTTCTGGTTGGATAGTCTGTTGCCAAATATAATAGCTGACATGATAGGAATAATTTTCACTTCTTTTATTATTGCAGGCTTGTTTGCGCATAATAACAAAAAAACAGAGGAAAAAAGAATATATGGTATATTAGGACAAGACCTTGAAAAATTAATTAATCTTTTAAGTAGAAACTACTTATATTTATTAAAAAAAGATGATAATTATTTATCTTTAATTAATGATAATCAAATTAATAATGACTTAAAAGAAATAGCAAAGAAAAAAGATTTAGCTCTTGATTTTCCTTTATTAATCAATAACTATAAAGTATGGGATGTCTCAAAAGGTAGTTTGCTACACGATAATTTTATTGCAATGATTCCCCATATTGAAAAATGGGATAAATTAGTTTGGAAACTTCTTGAAGAAACCGATGAATTGTTTATCAAAAAAGGAAAACTTGAATTCAAATTAAAACAATTAGATAAAAATTCAGATGAATATAAAATGAAGATGACTGAATATAAGGAACTTAGAAAATTAATTAAGGATATAGTGATGACTGATACACCAATAGATGAAAATTTATTAAATGTAAATATTTCTGATTCATTCAGTGCTTATATCAATTTTTATAAAAAGAAAAACCAAGAATTTTATGATAAATACAATTTTATAATTCCAATTGAAATAAGAGTATCACTTGCAGAATTAGAAAAAAATTTACAAATCGTTTCATATAAAACATATAGATATACCGAATCTCATCCTCATTTCATTAATGAAAACAATGATTTTGATGTAACAAAGAAAGAAATATTAAGTACTCTTGTAGTTATCTCACAAGAGCTTTTACGTTTATCAGGATATTTTAAAAATGTTAAATGATTATAAAGTAATTATTGTGTTAAAAAATAATTGTAAATAACATCTTAAAAGAAGTAATTCAACAAGCAAGGTTATTATAATCTTGTTGAAATCTTTTAATAAAAAAGCCGTCATTAGACGGCTCTTTTTTACTTCACATACACATAGACTTCATTTGCTGTTACATAGTATGTTTTACCTTTGCTATTGTGTACTTTATATTGCGGTGAACCATTAACATTCACTTTCGCATCAATTGTAAATCCTAATCCTGCATCTACAGAACCAGCCACATCTTTATCCTGCCAAGATGGAGCATCATAGAAACGTAGATTGTTAACTTTTGAAACAACACGCTTTCCAACGATAGAAGAATCTACTGTGCTTTTCTTATTAAACTTCACATAAGATGGATCGTTCTTAATCCACTGATCTCCACCAAGATTTAACCAACCATCCTTTTCCGCCCACACAATATAAGATTCTGGTTTGTTTAGTTGACGAATTTTAGAATAGCTTGTACCTGGTCCTTTACGTAAGTTAACTTTGTAACCTTCAATATAGGCGATACCGTCTGTTACTGCTGTTGGTACTTCTTCTTGTTTAGATGGCTTCTCAGGAACAGAAACATCCACACTAGAATTATTATATGCTCGTTGAACATCTGCTCTAAATTGAGCTTCTGAAACGCCATGAGACTTTAAGTAATCAATTGGATCTTCATGATCCGTACCGCCAAGATAATGAGTTACATCGCTATGTGTCCACAATCCTTTTTCTACAGATAACCCACGGTCACGTAAGATTTTAGCTAGTAACTTAACGTATTTATCATAGCTACGTTTAAATTTTGTATAGTCCGCTGTTTCGCATAACTCTACATGTACAAATCGTTTATTAGCAGCAGGACCGCCACCATAAGCAATGTATTTTGTATCAGCAATTTGGATTGTTTCGTCCCAATCGACTGCATAGTGAACAAATGCATTTCTCCATGTTCGAGACTCATATTTCTGAATATTAATAGCTGGCGCTTCTGGAGTTGCTGTAGAATGTGCTACAACACCCTCGTAAGCACCTACACCATAACGGTATGGTTGTTTCGGTAAATCAGGAATAATAAGCGTTCTATCAGCAAAAGCACTTGTAGCAAAAGAACCAGCAAGTACTAGAATCATAAGTAACGAGGTAATATGTTTCATTGTCTTTTTCATTTAGCATCAACATCCTTTTTCATAATTTTTGTGTGATCAAATAATCCACTTGCTGACAATCCAATGATGATTCCTTGAAATACATTTGTTTTGATATCTCCGCCCAAAAATAAAACGCCTAGCACAATGCCAAGCGTTAAATTTAATAACGGAACATATTTTGTTTGTAATCCAATTGTTTTTCCAATTTGTGAAAGACCAACTACAATTCCAATCATTACAGTAATTTCAAACATTACATACCACCTCCCTTCATTAAGAAAGTGAGAATGCCACCAACAATTCCGCCAACTATAAGCCGCAAAATCCAGGTAGTATTGGCGCTGATTTTATCTAGCTGTTTGTTGATATTGATAATGTCTTTCTCGTTACCTGTTGTCCGCATTTCTAAACTTTTAATCTCTAAGCGAATGTCCTTAATATCTTGCTTTATTTCTTGAACATCACTTCGTACATCTTGTAACCCTTCCACTTTGACCACCCCTTTTAGGCAATAAAAAAAGACCAGCTTATGGCTGCTCCGGTTTCCTGTTTATTAGTTGTTGTAGTAATAACTCTTCTAACTTTGCAATTCTTTCTTCTTGACTAGCTACTTTTGACTTGAGATTACTTATTTCTTCATCATGACTATCTTGAGTACGTTTAATTTTCTGAGTAGAATCGACATTAAGTGAAACGAGCGTGTACAGGTTGATTCCATCTCCTAAATCAGCATGGAACGTTTCGTCTGTATCCTCTAGAACAAGTCCGTACTGTAAAGGAATATCTGCCGTTGTATAAACCTTATCAGTCCCTACTGCTTCTTCTCTCATTTGATAAAGCTTTTCTACGTCACTCTTGAAGTTGTATTGTTGTACTTTCAATCCCATGATTTTCTCTAAAGAATCAATTTCTAAATCTCTAATATTAGCTTTAATCGTACGACTACTACGATTTGTCAGAGAAGTATACGATATGTTACCCGCTTCTAGTCCTGCTGTAGGGGCGTTCTCCCCTGTAGGGATTAATTGTATTCTCCCACTGTAGCCAGAAACGTGAGATGAACGAATACGAACAAATGCAAGACGCAAATCAGCGTTGTTGCCGTCATCCTCAAGTGATGTCTGATTTTGCCCTGATGGAGCACCGTTCCTTACAAAGTTAAATACTCCGTTGCCGGAGAACCTATGGAAAGTATTAGAATTAGTCACAATGGAAGTACCAGCTGTTATTTGGACTGACGATGACGCTTTAAGTAATATCGGCTGAGCAGATCCTACTGAATCCGTCTCAATATTAATCCAGCCATCTTTACTACTCTTGAGCCAGATATTATAGTCCCCGTGGATGTTTATAGACCCTGTCTCAAAGAATCTAACCTGAGAGACGTAATTAAACGCATTGTTTGAGTCTACACTACCGACTATGCCAATTGCAGATTGAGAGCTAGCTCCAGTCTCGTTCCCGTTACTATCAGTAAAAGTGAAATGATAAAAAGCAGATGCTCCAACTATATCTTTAATAGCTGTTCTACCTAGAACTAATCCAGGGTTAATTGCGTTAGTAGATTTAGAGTTGAAGAATCGTAATTGTACTCGCGATACGTTCTTATCATACATTTCAAAGAACTGACGATTTAATTTAATATACCTGTCTTCTGTGTTAGGTGCAGTCTTAATAGTAACGCCTACAAGTTCCTGCGCTTTTAAGTGCTTCGCTTCAATAAATCCATCTAACATTATCTTATTTGCTTGGATCAATACACTTTGAGCTGTTTGGTTAATCGCAGAAGCAATTTCACCAGATTTAACACGTAGGTTAATTTCATTACTCATTACAGATAACTGAGAAGTATGAGATTCTACAATAGCCTTACTTCCATAGCGTCCATCAGAATCTACTTTATTGTAAACATCATTTTTCTCTGCCTTTAAATCAATTCGGTTAGATTGCTGATTGATTGTAGTCTCCATTTGAGTGACTTTATTGTTGAAATCACTAGTAGCTACTTTTTTAGCAATCTCACCAACTAGAGCATCATAGTTTCCTATATCTTTGGGATTTTCCATGAATGTAGAAGGAGTTGAGCCTTGTTGTAGCATTGGTTGAGAAACCCACATTCTACCGTTTTTACGTACCCATATCTCTGCTCTAATATGAGTTACGTCTTTGTTTGGCATTCCTAAATTAACGCTTGCGAATACCCAAGAGCCATTGACTAATAGTGGCTCAAGCTCTGTTTGTACGAAGTCTAGTGCTGTGTTACCATTCCACAGTTGCATTTTAATGACTCCGCCTTGTCCTTCAAACAATGATTTATTGTCTGTATAAAACCACGCTGAGTAAACATACACACCACTCCTGCTCGTCACAGGTATTATTTGATTAATTCCCGCATATACAGGATTGGTTTGTCCTGTCTTCTCAATCTTTGCAGAGTTGTAGCCGTCATGATGTCTCGCAACATCTACAGTTACTCCAGCGGGAACTATCCACTTATCGAAGCTAGGCGTACGACTGGTAATTGCGCCAGAGTTCTTATCTATGTCTCTCTTTTCAAATGCAGTATTAAGTAACAGATTAGTAGAACCTAATCCACCTACATAATTTTGCATTTGAGTCTCAGAAACTTTAGATTTAATTTGATTATTCAACTGCGTGATATCACTTGTGTTTTGTTGAATAATTTCTCCTTGTTTGCCTTGCGTTTGGCTTAAAGAATTAATTGTTTGTTGATTGCTATCTACTGTTTGCTTAATCGTATTAGTTTTAACTGTCAGCTCATTAAGTCCATGTTGAGTAGAGAAATCACTTGTAGATAAGTTCCATCCTGTAACACGGTCTCCCAACTCGACCTGAGGCATTCTGTAATAAATGTCCCCATTATGGAATAATGCTAGTCTCATTACCCCTTTAACAATGCCTGTTGTAGTTGGCTTTAATGTTCTTACAATACGAGTCCATTTATTAGCTGTAAGGTCTGCAATTTCCCCTGCTGTAAGTGTTACATCTTGATATTGTACACGTGTACCAGAAGCATTGTAATACTCCATAATGAAAGCCATTTTTGCTTTTAAAGTAGCCATATTGGGAATTTTCATATAAACACTAAATGTATACTCTGTATTCAATGTAACAGGGAATTGTGACGAATAAGCACTTACAATATTGTTAGGATCTGTTTCTGCTAAAGTAGTACGATTAATTCGAATTACTCCTGCACGTGACTCATCTGCCCAAGGTTCTTGGTAGCTTGTTAAAGAAGAATTTGTGTAAGTCCATCCTAAAGGGAGCCCTGTATCTCTTTGTAGAAAGTTTGAGTTGTAAACTAAATTTGTCCCTACTATACCCTTGCTCTCGATAGCTGTAATAGTAGTTGTAACACCATCCACGCTTTGCTTCATCTCATATGTTGATTTGCTGAAGTCTGTTGGAACAGAACCTTTTTCTAGTTTAGCTTTCTTGAAACGGAACCTTTTCCCTTTAGATGCTTCATTTCTAGCAAAACGAATCCTAAATCCCCAACCAGTAGCACGATCATCGATTTTAAACGTCCATGACTCCCGACGCCAGTCTTTAGCTGGCACAGGCTTTTGTACAGACTCGCTCCACAATCCGTTGATGTATTGAAATAAAATAAAATCTAAATGCACATCATTTTGAAGGTCTAAAGATATTGTTATATCTTTCCCTTTTTCAAAGTCTCCAATCTTAGTGTTATCTAGATGAAATTGATAAAAGGCGTCTGTATGATCTTGACATTCGATTGCCACGTATTCGTCAGGCTGAACAAATGATGTAACTTTATTCAATAAAGCGCCACCGATCATCCCGATTGTTTGAGGTCTTTCGTTTGGACCTGTATTGATTAGCCAGTTTTCACCACCTACAGTACGAGCCTCAACCTGTTCTAACTTTATTGAGATTTTTCCAGCTTCTTCTTTAATGTCTGTTGTTGTTTTCTTAAGCTCATTTGTTGTTTGCTGCACATCAGAAATTGTCTTTTTTGTACCTTCCACAGTTTGCTCTACTGTATTTAATTTATTGCTAATATCATTATCTTTTTTAGTTAACGATTCAATAGAAGTTTTAAATCCATCTGCAGTTTGTTCTGATTTAGTAACACGTTCTGCGAGCTTCCCTTGTTCGTTTTGTACATTAGAAACAGAAACATTTATACCTTTAATAGTCGTCTCAATTTCTACTGTCTTATTAGTGAAATCAGTTGTTGTTACTTGATCTTCTGGTGCTGGTTGCCATTCGGTAGCAGTATTACCTATTTCAATTTGGAAATTAGATATAGTAATTTTTGCTCCACTTGTGAAATTATCTAATCTCATATTTACAGCCTTAAAAGCACTACCATTAATCGTGATTACACCCAAATATTTTCCAGTTAAGTTTTGAGGAGAAAATGTAATTTTGGATGCAATAAGGGGATAAGGATTACTTCCTTGCATATACATAGTACCCGTTGGTGCAGTTGTACCTTCAACCTTCCAATCAAAGGAAACACAAATTTCCTTATTTAGAATTGAATTAGAATCCCCACCTGCAAAGTCATAAATATTTACAGTTTGATTCGCTGTATTATTACCAATTACACTAGCTGGGATTGATGTGCCAAGAACAACATTTCGTCCACCGATTTTTGTATTATCTACTTGCGTTTTAAGTTCTTTAAGTGTTTGTTTCGTACCATCAGCGGTTTGTATAACTTCATTCGTTTTCTTTTCAAGCAGTGATAAACCTTCATTCGTTTTCGTTAGCTCTGACTTCTCTGCTTTTTGTTTAAGAGCCTCATTTGTTTGACTCATAGATGTGTTAATATCTTGAAACTTTTTAACGTTACCATTCTTATCAGTTTCATAGATTTGTTTACCAATAAATCCATTGTTAATTTCCTCTTTTGTAAACACTCCAGATTTATCAGCTTTATCTTTTAACTGTGTATTAATCCATGTTTGATCCACTTTGCCATTAACTTGCTTTTGAACATCCACTATTTGTCCAGCTATTTCTTGCGCTTTACCTTCCACACTTTGAACCTTTTGATTCAATTCTGTTTTAGCTGTTTCAATATCTTCCTTAACCTCTTTAATACTTTGCTTTAATGGTCCTGTATCTGGAGTAACCCTTTGCCATTGACCACCTTTCCAAAGTTTCTGCACCTTATTTTCAGGATCAGAACTATCTATCCACAAAGTTTTCCCATCACGTAAATTCTCAGTAGGTGCTGTAGGTTGTTCGATAATGTCAACCATGTTCTGCTCTATATATTTCTGCGTTGTTTCTGCCAAATCTTTTGCCGTTTGACTTTCTTTTTGAGCCTGATCAGCTTTATCTTTAGCATCGATGATGTCTTTGTTTTGTTCCTTTACTTTATTATTTAATTGGTCAAATAACTCTTGTGGAACCTTGTCATGCAATGAACTTAGTATCTTTTGATACAATCTTCGCAACTCATCATTTTGATCAACAATTTCACGATAATCACCAAATACATAGTTATCTTGTGTAGGATCTTTAAAAGATTCATCACCAGCAATAGCTCGCGCTTCAAGATACAACTTAGGTGTAAACCCTTCATCTATAATTCGAATTGTATCTCCTTCATTGATTTCTTCATGTGATAAACCAGGTATTCTTGCTATATTTTGTGCATCTACTCCATAAGACACGGAAGCATTCACAAGCTTACCCATTTCCGTTTTCATTAAAGTCAAAAGTCTCTCAGGAGACATATTTTGATCGTCTGTTTGTGGAGTGTAGAAAGCGAATTTATGTTTTCCGTTCTCATTCCAGCGTTGGTAAGCTGCATCATCTACAAGATAAGGAACCCCCTTATTTATGGATGAGATTGTAATGAATTCCCCATTTTCTTTTTTTACAAAACCTAATAAAGCTGTACAAATGCTTTGAGAGTTCTCAATACGTTTAATTCCTATTAAATCTTTACCAAAGGTTACTTCTTTTCTTGTATCTCTTCCTCGTTTCTGAACCATATCCACATAGCGCCCAACGATTTTAGACCCAATAACTTCAGCACGATATTGAAGTTCTAATTCAAATGAAGCGGCAATTTTCTTAAGTAAATCCAATGGATCTGTAAATTCTTCAATTACCATTGAATGCGCTCCATCATGTTCGGTTTTACCTATTGTCCACTTCGTCCCTTTAAGAGCTATTTCCATACATTGTTTCAATGTTTTACTTTCTAGTTTTTGTGGCTCAATAATTCCTGCTTTAGCAAGCTGAATCCATTCACCAGATGCATAAACCATTAATGATCTATCTTTAGAATCTTTTTCCGTTTCTGTAATGACATAAGGAACGATTCTACCACCACGTACTTCCTTTAGTACTAAATTTTGTTGCACAAGTGTTGCTGCATGATCTGTATTCTCGAATACCCTAAACTCTAGAGTATCGATATTATTTTTGATTTCCCAATGTCGTTTGTCATCCCAATAGTCTTTAGGTTGTATATCTGAAACGATTTGATTTGTTTTAAAATCAACGACATGTAAGTCTCCACTTGGTGTTCTCATCTAAACCGCTCCCTATACGTTAATTCCGCTATTCCTACATTAGCTGGTCGTATTATGACTGCATTTTGCCCTCGCTTTATAACAGGGAATGAACTAAATATATCTTTTAATGCAATTGCATTTGTACCGTTTATTGTTACTAATGATCTTTCTGTATCTATCTGTATTTTGTCTCCTATATCAAAAATATAAGGAGTCTCGTCTATTGTTAAAGTATTAATCTTCCAAAACTTAACATCTTCAATAAACGCGACATCAACTGGCGGATTTGCACCATAAGCAATACACCCTACAGCTATTTTTGCTACTGGTCTAGCTGTCATAGGGTTACTGTCAGAATTGTCTCGCCATGTACGAACAAAACTAGCATCATCTATTTCGGTGTTCTTACGATATTTAGCAAAATAGAAGCTCCATTCTTTCCCTCTGCGAGCTACTGAAACGTGTCCTCTAAAGTCGTTAAATGTATCAGAGTACATGCCCATCTCGTCAGCAATCCACTTTCTAGAACTTCCTGGATCAATAATTGCTTGTGCTGTTGTCATTTCATGACTCATATATTCATCAGCCATTGCTAATTCAACTATCACATTGTCATTAGCATCTAAAAGCATTACTACCGTTTTGCCCATTCTGTTCCAATGTTCAGACTGAAAATTCATTTGTACATCAATTTTAAAATCTTGAATAACTCCACTTGTATTAGGAATTGTTCTCTTCATAAATGGACCATGCCACTCATCATTCGCTCCCGTTCCATACGAATCGGGTGTAAAAGCGTATCCTTGCCAAACTTTCATAGCCCCTGAACTTTTATAAATTCCTATTTTTCCAGTTATCGCTTCCCAAATGGTTAAATTAGTCATTTCATCCCATATGAGACGATCATTTTGTTTCACAACACGAGTTTTTACCCCTGTGGGATAACCAATCCTAAAATATTCATCATCATTCCATACATCGAGATAAGGACTCTGTGCGCCCACCTTTATATCAATAATTGGATTTGAGTCTACAGAACCTTTATTAAGAAAACTAGTTTTCAAGTCACCATTTGCGATAGCCAAGGTTTTCTTTTGTACAGGACCTAACTTATATGGCATTGGGCAAATGAACGTAAGAGTTCCTATTCCAAGTGTTACAAATTCATCTAGATCAAAACTATCATCCACAACCGCTAAATATGTTCTATTTGGTTCTACATCAAAAATAAGCTCTACTGGTTGATCCGTTATTAACCAACTTGCAAGTTCTTCTTTTACCATTTCTAAATCAGTATCATCAGGAACTATGATCCCTACAGGAATTGATAAAACACGCATTTCTGTTTGTGTATTTAATAATCTTGCCCCTGGATATCCTGGTGTACTTAGAAAATTCCGTTTCAATGGTGCCCAAGTTGGTCTTTTCCAACCTTTTGCAATTTGGATATACTTTTTACGTTCATTGTTAAATTTGAAAGAGCTCATTTTGACACCTCATTTCTTTATAAAATAAAAGAAACCCAAACCTAAAAGTCTGAGTTTCTTTTTTCTTGTCTTTCTTGATACTCGGTTGTATATCGATAAGTACCACGCGCCACATCTCGTCCTTCTAAAACAACAGGAACTTCCACAACTAAATCGCCACCAAGCATCGGGGTTACTCCGCCACCAGATGATCCAGACGATTGATTAAATACTTGATTCGATACACTGTTTGTCATAGCTTGTCTACTATTCGACATACTTCCATACACACCACTCATGACAGACTTTAATCCGGATAGCTGATTCATAGAACTAGCCATCATACGACTCATATCACCCATTAATTGATTCATAGTTCCAGTAATACCGAGTGATTTTTCTTTCGATGACAAAGGTGTAACTGTGATTGAATTCCCCTTCTTCGTAAATAACTCTGGTCCGGCTTCTCCTGTGATAAATGAACCATCACCTACAGGCTTTCCGCCTTTCGCAAGCATCGGCACATGTGGAATAGTTGGAGCACTAACTCCTGGGATTTCATTCAACAATTCTGCTGGTGTATTAAAGCCGTCTATGAATTTATTAATAATACGAATGATTCCGTTGATAGCTGTACGAATACCACTCTTAATTCCATCCCACACGCCTAATACTGCTGACTTCATTCCATTAAATGCGCCACTAACAGCGCTTGTTACCCAACGAACAGGAGTCATAATAGCATCTTTTAGCCCATTCCAAACTGATGATGCGGTTGATTTGATACCTTCCCAAATGTTTGAAAGAGTTGATTTAATACCATTCCACACGCTGCTACTTGTACTACTAATCATATTCCAAACAGTTGAAATGGCTGATTTAATGCTATTAAAAATAAAGCTAGCTGTAGAAACAATTGAATTCCATAAGCTAGAAAGATAACTTTTAATTGTATTCCATACCGCACTTGTAGTGGAACTAATTGTATTCCATGTATTTACGATCCAATCTTTGATTGATTGAAAAATCGGTGTGACTATAGAAACTAGTGCGTTCCAGCAAGATTGTAAAAATCCTTTTACTGCATTCCACACCGTCATTGTGGTGGAACTAATAACATTCCATACATTCACAATCCAATTTTTAAGTGTTTCAAAGACAGAAGTTGCAACCGAAACAATGCCATTCCAACAAGTCTGAAGAAAAGAAACTATAGCATTCCACACCGTTTTTGCTACTGAACTAATAGCATTCCATACAGAACCAATAAAGTTCTTTATCGATTCAAATATTGGTGTTGCAAAGTACAAAATAGCTGTCCAAATCGCTTGTAAGTATTGAGAAATGAAATTCCATACAGTTTGAACCACTGTAGAAATACCATTCCAAATCATAGAGAAGAAATCAGCAATCCCTTGTAAAATTGGAGTTAGAAAGGCAACTAATCCATTCCAGGTCTCTTGAAAGAACGTCGATATTGAAGTCCATACTTCGGTGAAGAAAGTAGCTATTCCTTGCAATACAGAAGTGAGATATTCTACAATTCCATTCCAAATTTCCATACAGAAATTAAAAATAGAAGTCCAAATACCAACGTATGCTTCTAAAATAGCGGTTCCCCAGGTTACAACAAACTCAACAATTCCATTCCATAATCCTATTAAGAACTCCTTAATTGAATTCCAGACTTCTGATGTAGATTCACTAATACTATTCCAGGTATCACTTGCCCATTGCACAATACCGTCCCATATCCCTACTAAGAACTCTCCAATTGCATTCCAAGCGTCAATGGTCCATTGTTTGATGTCGTCCCAATTTTTATAAATAGCAATTCCTAAAGCAACTATAGCTGCAATAATAATAGGGACAATTGCAACAAGTCCGGCTGCTGCTAAAGCTCCAATTTGAAAGAAGCTCATGACCGTCATGACTATAGGAGCAAGCGCCATAATTGCACCTGAAATTACGCCAATAGCTATTGCAACAGCGGTTAATGTGGCTGCTAACTTGGGATTATTTGAAATCCATTCAGCTACTTTGGAAATAACATCAGCTATAACACTAAGAATCGGCTGAAGCGCAACTTGTAAATCTTGCATTGCTTTTTGAAATTTAACCGCTGGGTTTGCATCCATTTTCTTAATAGAATCATTTAGTTTATCTTGTTGCTTTCCAAAATCGACTGTTTTATCTTTTGCGCCTAGCAAAGTATTAATGATGTTTTGTCCTTGATCTTCGTACATTGTCATTTTGTTATCGTAAAGGCTTTTTATCCTCTACTTCTTGCACTTCATATTAATGCAAGCTCGGCATACGTTTTCACTTATAAAAAAAGTGTCGCGGTCTCGTGGAGGGATTATATCTTTTCACCCTCTATGCTCTGCCCCTGACTATACTTTGTATAGCCTTCGGTTCAAATTAGGATTCGCACCCTCTTTGCTTTATACCGCGATTTTACTTCGGCACAATTCATCATCTACCGAAAAACTTAACACCTAATTCATTACGCTTTGTTTCGTCTTCAACTTGTGATAGAGCTTGTGCAATCTCAGTCATAGCTGCTGAACCTTCTTTACCACCATTAGCTACAGCTTGACCCCATTTTTCAACCTGTTCTGCTGAAATTTGTGTACCTTCAAGGGCTTCTTTCATTGCTTTATCGACACCTTGACCGAATTCAGCCGCTTTAATACGCCCTTCTTTTAAACCATCTAAGAGATTATCGATCATTTATATTCAACGTGATTCGCAACGTCACGCCCGTTCTCTTATGAACTGCTATACGTCACCGCATAGATTAGACTATATCTTCAACTACTTGAGTTGCTCCCCGTTTCGAGTGTCATTTGCTTACACCCTACGTCTTTCGACTAGTCGTTGCACGTTCCTTAATTAAAAGGCTTCGCTCAGTATTGTCTCATTTGAGAGTTTCACTGAATTAAAGGAGTTTTTCATTGTATGTCACCATACAAGGGAACTATAATCTAATTCCATGTACCTGTTTCAACCCCAGCTGCCATGATCGCTTGGACCTCTTCAGCGTTGTAGCCTGCTCGCGTAAGCTGACCACCATATTCAGCGATAATATCTAATTGTTCCGGTGGAAACCCCATTTTTAATAAGGCATCAACCATACCGAGAGCGCCTTCTTGTGAAATGCCTAATTCATTACCGATTTCATTCGTTTCTTGAATTAATTCAGTAAAATCTATACCAGCATAAGCATTTGAAATAACAGCTGCACTCTTTACGAAAGAAGCATTTGCTTCATCACTAACATCTTTATTCAAAGCCCATTGTCTTCTTACACCTTCAAGTGCTTCTTCAGCATCTAATCCATAAGCTGAAATTCCTCTCACAGCATCTTCTACTGATTTTTTTGAGGACTCAGGAACATCAAATCCTATTTCAATTTTTGTTTTTAGTTTCGACATGTCCATTGCTTTTTCAATTGCGGTTGCAATTCCACCACCAGCTGCCAATCCACCAATGACATTTTCAAGACCTACTTTTAATCCTTCAAACTTTTTCTCTGTCCTGCCAGCTTCTTGTTGTAAATCTCTTAATTCATTTTGCACTTGCCGTATTGAGTTTCCAGCATCCACAGATCGGAGTGCTCGTTGCAATTTATCAATATCTGTTCCTGCCCCTAATGCTTCACGACCGATAATTCCAATTGCTTGCTCTAACTGACGACTTGTAGCTGTTCCATTTCGAATTGCATTCACAAGACGATTTCCTAATGCTCCTGCAAAATCATCAACGCTTTTTCCTGTAGCTCTAAACAATGTTTCTAATTGTCTTGTAGAACTCGCTACATTCTCTTGCTCGGCTTTCATGTTTCCGAGTTTATTTTTCAGACCATTAAGCGATCCTTCTGTAAATTCAATTTCACGCCTGAATGCACGATATTGTTCTTCAGAAATTTTACCGTTTTGAAATTGAGCTTGTACTTGTTGTTCCGCTGCTTTTAATTTATCTAGCTTTTGTGTTGTATTTTCAATTTGTTGTGTAAGTAACTGTTGCTTTTGAGAAAGTGCCTCAATATTACCAGGATCAAATTTTAGTAATCTTTCAACATCTTTTAGTTCTTTAGCTAAAGAATCGCTTTGTTTATTAACATCTTTTAGAGCGTTTTGTAACGGTTGAGTGTTACCATTAATTTCAATCGTAATACCTTTAATTCTTCCTGCCATTTTCTCACCCCTTTCTTAGAATGAATCGAAGTCTTTTTGATTTGCTTTTCTAACTTTTTCTTTATCTGGATTCTCCATGTCAGCGAATTCAGCAATGTAATCAAAACAATCACCGATCGTCATAATTTCCAAATCCCAATGTGTTAATTTTGCTTTATAACAAAGAGCAAGGAACGTATCAGTGGTTAATTCTTCATCACTGAAATCGCCTTGCTCTCCATTACTTTTCTTTATTTTTTTTTTGCACCCATCGTACTTTGAATCATATCCATAATTTCTGGAAGGATTTCAGAGATAGGAAATTCATCGAAACCATCTAACCATGTAATCGGTTCAGCAATTTCTGGATTTGCTGTTTTTGCATATAACCAAACTAGATCATACACAACCTCAAAATCTACGTTACTTAAATCCGCATTTGCTAAATCAATAGTAGCACCAGCCTGAGGATTTGAAGGAGCAAAAACTCCTAACTTGAGCATATCTGCAAATAAATCACGTCTAAATTGCGCTTTATATCGTTTAACAGTTGCTGCTGTACTTTTTAATCTGACTTGTTTTCCGTCTATTGTAATTGTCTTTTCCATTTACTATTACGCTCCTTTTGGTGCTGCTGGTGTTTTTACATATACTTTTTTGTACCAATCATTATGAATTGCTGGTGTAGTTTTAGAAGTTGTCTTTGTTTTAACCATTGGTCTACCACCAGTAGCTAGAATAATTGGGCTTGCGACGAATTTAAGCTCATTTGTATTCGGTTCAGCTGAATTTGTTTTTGATTTTGATGAAATATTAGGTCGACTCGCTGAACAGTTATACATAACATGACGAGTTGCCTTCACATCACCATCAAACTCAAATAATAGTGCGAATGGTTTCCCTTTTGCATCAGCTAACTCATTCAATACACCATCCGTCTCATCTAATTGTTCACCTAACGCATCGATAGCAAATTGCTCTGGAAGGAGTGCAATATTTAAAGTTCCTTCATAACCTTGGTTATTATCCGCTGAGTAATAAAGCATATCGTCTGCATAGAATTCAATTAAATCACCGCGTGGTTCATTTGTTAGTTCAACCGCACCAGGCAATGGGATTGGTGTCCCAAATGTAACTACCCCATCTTTTGTTTCGTATGTTGCATAATGGACATTTTTTAATCCAAAACTTACTTTGTTTTCTGGCATTTACATCAACCTCGTTTCATATATTTTTTGATACATCTTTTCAGATTCAATAAAAGTCCCATACGAGTCATAAGGTATCTCATGATCGTCCAGGACCTTTTCAAGTTTTGCTTCTGCGACTAAATCTTTTTTAGTTGTATAAAGCTCTATATTTAAATCATTTATTTTGTGATAAACCTTGTTATCAGCCATTAAATTTGCTGATCCATCCACAAGGAAACAAATATAAGGTGGCGCTGGTACTGGCTTACCTGGTATTGCTGTAAAATGCGAATAAGCCACAGGATAACCTGTAGCTTCAAGGATTTTTGTTAGTTCACCTAATGTCATTCTTGAATCGCCCTCTCGATACGTCTTGGCAATTCATTAATTACATACTCTTCAACTGGACGAATATGCACTTGAGCCGGAACACGTCCACCACCGGCTTTCGCATGTCCATTTTCTAAAAGATGCGTTAATTGTCCTTGTGAATTGTGGACGACAACACCATTACCTTCTTTTTTCTTACGCCATCCTTTACGATATGCCCCTGTTTTTTTAGGACTACCTTGCTTTAATTTTTCTACAGCAACATCAGAAACTTCTTCTTGCGCTGTCAGTAACTCTTCTTCTACAACATTTGCATACCTTTGTAATTCTCTAGCAAGATCACTCGCAAAATCATTCATATCAAGTATGCTCCTTTGCGATAATAGTCAATGTTTGATACATTTCATCATCATTCATTGGCGGTTCAATAATGTCAAAGATACGATCCTTCATGTTAATTCGCATTAATTCTGTAATTCCTGTTGTATAAGGAATTACAAACCGATAAATTCGTGTAGACTGTGAAGCCGAAGCTTCAATGTACTCTGAACCTTTTACCGTTTTTATCATTGACCATGCTTTTTTTACTTCTTGCCAATTACCTGTTTCAACTTCTTGATTCAAATCATCTTTTATTACTTCAGGTTGTTCAATGCTAATTCGATTCCTGAAATCACCTGTATTTAATGGCTTTTTATACTGAAAAGGACGCATATTAATCACCGTCCAATTTAATTTCTTCTAATGCTTTTGTAATACCAAAACTATTAATTTCAGTTAGAAAATTCTTACTAAAATACTCAAGCGCATCATTATAAACATAACGAGAACGCTCAAAAACTAATTCTTTGAACGTCTCATCTTTGCTTATGTCATACAATCCACACAATTTTATTAAAGCTTCATTGGATGCAAATAGGATGCGCCTTAGGTTATCGTCTTCATCATCACCTAATCGCATCCTATCTTTAAATTGCTGTAATATTTCATTCGAAATTACTGTATTCATTCACATCATCCTTGTGTTGGTGGAGTTACTTCTTCAAGCTTTAATGTGTAAACTTGTGAAGTGTATTTATCCTTCGGTTTACCTGTAGCATATTGTTTTGCAATATAAACAGTTGCATCTTCTAAAGCTAATGTTTCTTCATACTTTTTGATTGGCTCTGTTCCACCCATCGCTGCAATGTATTCCCCTTTAACAAAGAAAACCACTTGTCCTTGAGGTACAAATACAGATTCTGTTGGGATTGGATTAAAAGGTAAGCTCGTTACATATACACCTGCCGCATTTTGAATCGTAGCATTTGCTTGAATATCAAAAGTATCGAATGGATTTGTTACCATAACTACTTTACCAGCAATATTTTTTGGTCGATCTGCATCTGTTTTACCATCAGGATTTAATTTTTTAGCCAATAATTTGACCACGCCTTTTAATTCATTAATTGTTTTGCGACCAGGCTCAAAAGTTAAAGTTCCAGCAACTTTTTTATCTGGATATACTCCATTCGTAACACTTCCGCTAGGGTCTTTTAATAATCCGATAGGTTCATTTTTACCCGTACCAGCTACAAAACCACGTTCTAAACCTACTGACATTGCCTCTGTAATCATTGTACGAACATATCGTTCCACCCATACTGGACCAAGCTTCAACATATCATTCGCTAATGGAATAAATGCCGTTAATTTCAGTTGAGTAATAGATTCTTTTCGGAATGTAGCATTTAATTGCCCTTTAATATCACCAAATAAAGGTCCCCATACAGCTGCGCCCTCTGGATCTCCATAAATAAATTCTGTCACGGCTCCTAAATTCTCTAAACCGATATGCTCTAGTAACGGATGACCTTGAACTAAATCATCAAAAATTCTCTCTTGTGTTGTTTTAGGTAAAGTTTCAGTAGATTTAAAGCCACCATCTTCAACAACGGCATTAAAGAACTTCATTTCTTCACTTGTTAGTACATTAGCACCGCGAGATTGCATAATAGAACGATCTACCATTGATTCATTCACTTGATTTAAAATATCTGAACGAACATCGGTAGCAAGTGCTTCAATCATGGAATTTAACGCTGCTGATTGCTCTTCCGCTGTACCTTCTTGTGTTGCTTTCGCGAAAGCTAGTTTCTTCTCTTCAAAATTATTAAACTTAATAACCATATTTTATTTTCCTCCTAAAGTTAAAAAGAGCGTACTCAAATTCTGTTTTGTATGAACAGGCTTTTGAATAGGCTCTTTTGGATTTGTATTCGTTTGTAAATCATTAAGAATTTCATTTTTCAAACCTGATAATGCTGCATTTAAATCTTCTTTTGTAATCCCTGGGCTTTTGTTCATGGTTCCATTTCTAAAGCCATCGATTACCTTCTGGGGAAGCATGGCAGCAGTAGAAGCTGACGCTGTCATTTTAACCTGATTATCCATAAACATGATTTCATCCACAAAATTATTTTCTAATGCTTGTTGTGGACCCATCCAAGTTTCTTCAGCCATCATATGAAGTAGTTCCTCTTCTGATTTACCACTTTTAATGATATAGGCGTTTACAATTGCTCGATCAGTCGTTTTCAACATTTCAGCAGCTTTTTCCATATCACGATGATCTCCACCATTCCACATAGAAGCATTGTGAATCATAATTTGTGCTGTAGGTGAAATTCGGACTTTATCACCAGCCATCGCAATAACAGAAGCTGCACTTGCAGCCAAACCGACAATTTGAACTTCCACATGACCAGGATAATTTTTCAGCGCTGTATAAATTTCTGATCCTTCGTGCACATAACCACCGGGACTGTTAATCGATACAATTAAATCCTCACCGTTGGCATTAGTTAGTTCTTTTGAAATTTTACCTGGGCTTGCAGCATCCATTTCAAACCAATCATAAATCCAAGCTTCATCATTTGAAATTATTGGTCCTTTCACGTCAATTTTCACCGTCATTTGTATTCTCACCTCCTTCTCCAGCATTCATTTCAGCATAGTTTTTTGTAATGTAATGCTTGTTCAAGTTAGGATCATCCGATATATCATAGTCTACTTCTACCCTGATTTCATTTCCTTTAAATACACCAGAAGCAACCAATTTATCTATTTTTTCTGCCAGATCAAATATACTTTGATAAGAAACAGCTTTTACTTGAATCTTTTGTCCTTTCAGATACTCTTCTTTTTCAAAAAATTTAACGTTTGCTTCATCAGAAATCTTTTTTAATAAAGGTTTCACTGTGAAAAGCATATAATTTTTCGTTTGCTTCTCAACATCAGCCATTTCGCCATATATCAAAGCGGTTGGAATACCAAAAGCCATTGCAACTTGATTTAAGAAACCATTCGTTACTTTATTGATTTCCTCCACACTCTGACCGGAGTTTCCACCACCCGATGTTTCAGCATATTTAAATCCTGGTTGTTGTGGAATGATAGCAACGTCTTTTTCTCCAATCGCTTTGTACATGTTATCAATGAATTCTTGAAGCTTCGCTTGATGTTCTTTACTCTTTGCAGCTAGCATGTCCATATCAACTGTTCCGCGTATTTGATTTTTGCGCTTTTGAGAACTTAATATCCTGCCGAATAAATCACCATAATCAGTAAACAAACCATCGATTAGAGGTGATAACTTGTCATTCCGATATCTTAAATGAATAACTTCACTTTGCTTAAAACTTCTCTTAAACTGATAATCTTTTACTGTGACATTCGTAAAGGTATCTTCAAACACAGCATATTCGTTATGTTCAAAGTCATCAGCAATAAGTAAATCACCATCATCAGCTTGTACAATTAGCGCTTCATTATCATAAATAAGTTTGTAAATGAAACTCTCCCAAAAGGTACTTGCTGTCATATTCTTATTCGGTCTAACATTTAATCTGTAATAAAGATCATCTTTTACGAATTCTTCACCGTTTTTCACTCTGAATTCGGACTGGCTAATTGTTCTTCCTAAAAAGGATATACATGTATCAATCGCTAATCGCTTCATGTGTACTCTATTTGCTTTTTCAATAAACATTTCCACATCAAACATAAATCCTAATTCACTATTTCTTTTAAACACCGCATCTAGCCATCCAATGATTATCACCCCCTTTATTAGAATTTAATACCGTCTAACATAAAGTCGAATTCATCAACAAGAATGTTATCCGCTTGCCATAATGCATGGATAAAGGCTTGGAATCCATCTGTTTTGCGCTTAAATTCATCTTTTTTCAGATATTCTTTGTTGCCGTCCTTTTTAATATGGACGTAAACATTGTTGGTGTACCAACGCATTAATGGATTATCTCCGAAAATAATACGATTGTTGGCAAATAACGTTTCAACCCTTGGTGCTAATAAAGAATGAATCGCTTTTGGATTACGAATATATAACAATATGAAACCTTCAGCTTCAAGTGCTGTTTTAACAAGATCAAGACGGAAAGTATCAGCTACTATTGTGTTAAACCCGTATATCTCACGCATTTTTACAAACCAATCTACAATGTGAGAGATATTAATAACTGGTTCATCCACAATAGTTAGTAAACCATTTTCAGCCCATTCATATATAGGTGCTTTTAATTTCACCTTGTCCAAGAATCCTTTACGTACAAACGAATGACCTTTCCATATATAATCTTCACCATGTTTAAATAGTAAACCGACCGCAGCAAAGTCTTTGATGCTGGCGAAGTCAAGTCCACCTACAGCTACTTTATGTTTTAAATCTGGAACTTCTCTAAGCGTTTCTCCATCTTCTTCAAAACCAGTACGCATGATTTCTTCCCATGAAGCTACAGACTTTGTTAAATCTGTTTCAGGGTAATTCATACGTTTTGTGATGAATTCTTCACGGTTTGAAGGATTATTTTCTAATTGTTTATATTGAGTTAATACCTTTTTAAATAATTGTTTAGCATAAGAACTTCTCGGCTCACTAAACATCGGATTCGCTTTTTCCCATACATCAGGATTATCAATTTCTTCTGGATTATCTATCTTGCAAATGAAAGGGAATAATGGATCTTCTAAATCTTTTCCCTTTAGAATGTTCATCGCTCGCTCTTTCGTTTTGTCCAGGAATCCGTCGCGGACAAAGCCATCTGTACCAATAAAAAATTCTCTAGCATTTGGCACTTTTCCAAGTCCACTAGAGAATACATTTACTACATCAAAGTTTTCGTATCGATGTATTTCATCGTAAATAACACAACCGTCACGAAGTCCATCCTTAGAACCAGCATTAGATGTATGATATTGCATAATGCTTTGCGTATCGTTACTCAGTATCTCTACCTTGGTTCGATAAAACATATCTTCTAGTATTTCTTTTCCTTTAATAGCATCATAGACTTCACGGAAAGAAACTTTAGCCTGCTTCTCGTTGTTCGCCACAATTGAAACATTGTATCGATCTATTCCGTGTAGCGGACTAATAAAGAAATGGCATAACGATGAGATTAAACCATTTTTCCCACCACCACGAGCCATCATAATTAAAAATTGCTCGTAAAAAACAGAATCATCTTCTTTATAGAAAAGAAAAACAAATGCTGTTAGGAACTTTTGAAATGCTTGCAGTTCAAAGTACCATTTCTCAGTGAATTTTATATAGTCCTCATGCATTTCATTATCAAAATACAAATCATCGCGTATTAAGATGTATTTCTCCAGGTACTCAATTAGCATTATGCGCTCTTTATTCAGCTTAATTTTCCCTGCGCGATACATTTCAATATATTCAGTGACATATTTATTTTGAATCATGTTAAATCTTTAATAGAGCGCACAGGTTTTGAAGGAACTTTCTTTTCTTCTGCCGATGCTTCTAATCCAAGTGCATCTAAAATCTTTATCATTCGATCATTTGTTTTATGTAAATCATTAATAGAAGGATTGGATTTCGGACCATGCATGCCAGATACTTTTATTCCTGTTTCTTCAATATCATCAACAAGAATACACTTTAAATCCCACAACGATAAATAGTCTTGAATTAAGTCAGTGTAATGATTACCTATAATCTTCTTTTCTTTCAATTGGTTTGTTAGATCCTTTTCAATCCTTTTTCTCATTGTTTCACGCTTCACTCTAGCCACAATATCCCTCCCTTCTGATTTACATCGTTTTCCAATTTGATATAACGCGCGAATTTGGTTATAAATTTAAAAAATCGACCCCCTCCTCCGGTGCCCCTTAGAGCATTTTTTGATGAAATATTTTAAGGGGGGGTGTTATTATCGAATCGTTTTTACCACTTTTCATCGTTTTCCCATTTGTTGATTTTCTTTTTGAATGTTCTACCGTGTTCTTTATTGTGGCAATCCACACAGACTGTTTCTAAGTTATCTATTTCTAATGCAAGTTCTGGATGATGTTCTAGTTCTTTTATATGATGGACAACAAGCTGTATCTTCTTACGCTTTGCACTCTCACTGTACTCATTGGTATCTGTTTGTACTCGACCATTTCGTTTACACTCTTGGCACTCATGATTGTCTCGCTTCTTTACTTGTTCTCGTATACTCTTCCACTCACCACTGTCATAAAACTTACGCTTCTGTTGTTTGGTTTTGTATTCCTTCATTAATCATTACACCACCATGCTTACAATGTTTGCATCGTAATCCATCTTTTGTTCTAGCTTGTCGCTCAGTGTATTGAACTTTATATCCACATGATAAACATCTAAACTGTACATATCTCTTTACCTCTCTTAATCCTGAACTATCAATCACCCATGTTTTGCCGATCTTCTTTGCCACAATCTTTCCTTGAGCACAAAGGTTCTTAATATGACCAGGCGATACATTAAGAATAGATGCAGCTTCATTTACACCGATTGTATTATATAGAAATGTATTCATATCCCCACCTCGTTCGAAAGAATATTCTAATTATATATTTACCAAATAAATACAAGTTGTTATAATGAAGTTAACATTGTCATCAGGAAAAGTAATTCGCACCCCAAGCGAGTTGCTTTTCCTTTTTTTATGTTTACTGTTTTAGAAATTCATCAATTGTTTTATCTAACACGCTAATAAGAGACTCTCGACATTGTTTTGGTGTCATATCATCATTCAGTTCGTTATACAAAGCTATTGCTTTTTCTAATTTCTTAGATTCAATATGTTGTTTTACTTTGTCTAAGCCGATAATAATATTTATTAAATTACCGATAACAACTGTTTGTTCTGGTTTATTTAGTTTCATTTATCTCACTCCCTAGATATGATTCACTGACATTTTGAAACCACCTGTTGTTTGTTCAACTATAGATTTCACTAATACTTTTCTATCTACTACAATGCTAACACTCACATCTTTTATTTCAGTCTTATTAGTAAACCTACCCATAACCTTTTCTAACTTCTCGAATGCTTCCACACATTCGTTAGCAACTTCGGTTACTTCTTTACTTCTTTCTAATGCTTCATTTGTTTCAACATTACTTTTGTTCGCCTTAAGACCTTCCTCGTAACCAAACTCGTAACCTTTCGTGCAGCCGCTATTGTATCCTCTTTCTTCAGCTTCCCACACAAGAGATTCGAATTGCTTATCTGTTAATATTTTCAATCTTCATCCCTCCAAAATAAAAAGCACCCGTATGGATGCTTTTTTATAGATTATTAATTTGTACTTTAATTCTGGTACGTGAAGTTTCACCCTTATTCCAGTCACTTAATGAAGATCTGCTGATATGCACCAACAATATTAAGTAACTGGAAGAAGAGCAAAAGCTCTCCTTAATAACGGTATCATTCAATCAGTACCATCTGCTGGTTTCGGATTTTATATGCCCGTTATTATGAACCGTTTAGAAATTAAGAATCAACATAGTGAGTTATGTTTTCCGCCACTTCTCACAATACAAATATATCACGTTGATTCCAAAACAACCGGCACATTTCCTGCCAAAAAGCGGTCACGACTCTGCCACTTTTTCTTCCCTTACATGGTTTATAAGCAAATCGTATGGTGTACTTCTCAATAGATTTGCTTTTAATCTGTTGTCGTGTGTCTCAAAATCAGCAGTAAACAACTTAAAGAACGCATCCTTTTGGCGTTTTGTAAAACTGCTCCATAAACTAGGTGCTACCACTACGTTTTCTGTGTAACTCGGTAAAAAATTATTAACATATGTTTTGAATTGCTCTTCTGTTAAACCTTCTAATTGTTGAATGTAATCCTTGAAATAATCATTATCATTCTTTATCCAGCTAAAAATGAAATATGATTTCCCGTTATTAGGAATAATGGTGAAGAATAATGCCTTTAATCTTTCTTCTTCCCTAGAATGTATATCATTCATTTTATTCCCTTTAATATCATAAGTTAACGTAACTCCTCCACAAGCCGCCATACTTATCTCGTAGTCGAACGTAAATGTTGTGGATTGAATCATATCATAGTCCTCATTAATTAAAGCTTTATCAAAGAACTTCTTGTATACAAATACATCATTTATAGCTAACTCTGTATATCTGTATTGTGCAATGAACTCAATTTCTTTCGACAAAGTTGGTCTTGCTTTGAATAGTTGTTGTATAGATTTCAGCGACTCTTTTTTCTTATGTAATTCTAAAGCGAATGCTCTATATGCAAATAAAAAACATTGTTTACTAGAAGTAACATCTATTTCTTTAGTTTCTATATCTTTAAAAACTAAGGTGTCGTGTTTATCGCAAAAACCAGTAAAAGTTGTTGCTTTATTTTTACTCTCGTCTTTAACATCATAAATTAAATCATCCTTTCCGTAGTCTGTATTCAGGATTACTACATGACCATTCTCTGATATTTTTGATAAGACACCATTATTTTGTAGTGAATGAGCATTCTTTATTTTACCTTCACATTGTTCAGAATCTGGATATAAACATTCTTTGATTTTCGATTCTTTATCCAACCTATATGCGTAATTTTTAAATGCTCCCTCTCTTTTTTTATGAGGTACTTTTTCAAACGGTAACTCTTGATCTTTTCTATTAAAACAACAAGCTCTGTATTTTTTCCCACTACCACATGGACATGGCTCCGTCTTCGCAAACTGTCTAAATTTTATCGGTTCCATATAAATCACTCTCCCTTAAGTAATATTAACATACGACTTACCCATATGTTCTATTTTGTGTAACTAAGCCAAACGCTACAGCCCTTGATATTCATAGCTTCATAACACTTACTTTTTTGAGTTACACAACACAATAAAAATGAGTAACTGTATAGAATTAAAAAGAAAAAGCAATGATTAGATTTTAAACCTAGTCATTGCTTTATCCATTGCATCTTGATTTACTCCTATATATCGTAATGTTACTCGTTGACTCGAATGATTAAATATCTCCATTAGCAAGGCTATATTCTTAGTCTGCATGTACATATGATATCCGAATGTCTTACGTAGTGTATGTGTTCCAATCTCATCTAAACCAAATTCTGCTGCTGTACCACTAAGTATTTTATATGCCATACTTCTTCCGATCGGTCGATTCTTCCCTTGCCTGCTTTTGATTAGATACTCATAATCTTCCATATCTTCAATATACCATTTTAACTCTCTTCTTAATGCTGCAGTAATTTGAATACGTTTCTGTTTACCTGTCTTCATTTCACGCATCGAAATATGACTTCCCTTTAAATCACCGACCTTTAGTTTTAGAATGTCACTGATACGTAGACCTGTATTGATCCCCATTACAAACAAAATATAATTTCGTTCACTCTTTTCCCTTAAATACTCTTTGATTTGTTGTATTTGCTCTGGATCACGTATCGGTTGAACAAAGTTCATTATGCATTACCTCCTGTTTCTTCCTTCTCAAAAACTTCTAAATTAAGAGCAAACGCAAGTTTATAAAACGCTTTGGATTTCCAACGTCGATAAGTACGCTCTGCCATCCCTATTTCGTTATAAACCATGTAATCACATACGTCCTCTTCTTCTAAATAACGTTTATAAATAATATCTCTTTGAATATTTCCTGCACGTGTGTTTCCTAATCGATTTAGAAACTGATCAATACGTACTGACATTCTTTCAAGCCACTCTTCTCTTTCGCTTTGTTGAATATTTGCCATAGCAACATCTTCCAATGGCTTACCAACTGTATGTGTAGGTCCATGTTCTCTCATTTCATAAGAAGGAGTGACCTTCATTTCTTTACGCATCATCCCAAATTGTCTATAAATACGTACACTTTCCAACAGACCTTCTAATTCCTCTTGTGTTGCTGCTCTATCAATTTCTGGTAAGAAAGATAATTGTTTAGTCATGTAAGACCACTCCTTTTTATTTTTAGATTACTTTTGTCTTAATGCTCCACGTCTACGCTCGTAACAAGGTCTATGCATCCCCATTAAATCTTCAATGTCACGAGTACTTAATTTCTCTTTTCGTTTTTTCTTATTTTTCTTCTTTACTTGATTCGATTGCTTTTTCCATTCACGTAACTGATCCTTTAACCCCTTCATTTCCCCATCTCCCTTTTCAAAATAAAAAAGACACCGATTCCTAAAACAGCTTTAATTGCTGCTTTAATGAATTGGTGTCCTCTAGTTTTCTAGCCGGACTATATTCTGTTTGCATTCACTTTAAAATACCAGCTTGTACAAAAATGTTTCTCCAAGCTTTATTCACTTGATACTTCTCCACATCTTTTGCGCGACGAGTAATAGCTTTTCTGATTTTTCTTTTCTTCAAAGGTTTCATTCTCCTAACCTCACTTTCTAATAAAAGGATTATTTTGTTAAGTTTCTACAAAATGGTAATTGGTATATAATTAAATTATTAATATATTAGGTGGTGATGTAGATGACTGAAACAATCCGAATTGCTCTTTTCACTCTTGTAGGAATCAGTGCTTTATTCTCTGTAATTAAGGAATTTCAAAAACCAGAAAAAAGAAAATTTTGGATTACATTTGAAACTTTAGTGCTAATCGGGGCAGCCTGGATGTTAATAGGACTTCTCATGTAACCTACATAATTAGTAACCCCCTGAATAAAATTCAATATTCCGTCAATACTGCAGACAACCCATTAAGTTACTTTCTCCTTGTTCCCCCTTGGAGATGAGCAGTTAGCTTTTGCTAGCTGCTTTTTTTAAGTTCCTCGTCATATTCCATCCGTTTCAAACTAACTAATACATCATCTAGTGTTCTTTTATCGCCTAATGCATCTCTATTCACTTCAATGTGCCAAATTATGTTTGATAATTGCGTTCTTATATCCATATCCATTCCCCTTTTCTACAAAATGAAATTTTTATTCTAAAGCCCGCACATTCCTTCACACTCATTAATAAATTCATCTAGTGTTAGCTGATCTTCATTAAGATCCACATCAGCCAATGGTTTGCAACTCTTATGCACAAATGTTTCATTACGCATTTTAGGAATATTCCGGATCGCTTCATCAAACTCTACAGCTTCTTTCCATCCCTCTGGATCATTCTTTTTTATATCTAACCACAACTCGTTATTATGGAAAGGACATCCGATACAACTACTTTGTGGTGGTGTTCCCAAACCTAAATCTTCAACATACTTAATGCAATACGATCTATCTTTCCAAAGCACATCCACCAATGGATGTTCAGCTTCTAACCATCTAGAGTCTATTTGTTTCACTCTCTGGATCTCGTCCAATGATATCCCTTTCCAGATATGCACAAGTTCTTTAACCCATTGTCTTGGTTTATACCCTAATAATTCACGTATTTTGCGATTAACTGGCTCAATCTTATATTCTAGAGTGCACTGTCTTCTTATAATGACTTTTTCATTTTTTGCATTTATAGTATGGAAAGGCATAGAGGCAAATCTCTTTCTTTTCTTTACCCCATTCATCGCGTCTTCCCTTATATTTCCGCGACCCGTAAAGATGATTTCTCTACCATACTTGTCCTTTATATACTCATTTACTTTTTGCACCCAATCGTAAACCTGTTTAGGTTCCCAACCCGTATCAGAGAAGATTATGTAATCTGGGATGATCCCATTTATTTTCCCTTCTAGTGCCAGGAGAAGGAGCGCGGTTGATTGCGTCCCTCCGCCATAGCTCAACACATGGACATGTTTCCTTCCATCATTGTATTCACTTTTAATCATGGATCTGCTCCTTCTCTACTAAAATAACGTTTTTGTTTAACTATAAATTTTTATCAATCCCTATCCCTATACATCGGATATCTAACACTGTACAAGGCAGATACATCTTTTTCGCTTTTAAAAACTCCTTAACAGCCTCAAATGCTTCTCTGTCTGTTTCTGGTCCCTGAACATCGACAAAAAATTCTTTCTTAGATTCATCTTCCTGGATCAATACATTCCATACATTCCCGGTTTTTTTATGGTGATAAAAGAAATTCTTCTCCCTATGTTGATACTGGACACCTTCTTGTTTCGGATAATATTCGAGGAAACTATCTCCGCAATGTGGACAGTATGCGATATCCGGAACACTAGAAAATTGACCTATTTTAAATTTGAATGAACACATTTCACATTGGAGACTCAGAGCCATTCCCATTCTCCCTTTCTATTCAAATAACTATTTTGTACTAATTGACTCCCAATCAAATGTTTCTAATATATTCAGCAACCGTTCCACTTTCGGTGCTCGCCATGCCGTCATAGCGTAAGTATGAGCTTTTGAAGTATAGTGGTAGTTATTTAGTTTAAGATGATTTTTTGCTTCTTCTTTTGTTAAAAACATTGTGTCAGGAACAATGAAACCTTCTTCTTTCATAAAAGCTGTATCAAAGTAACCATCATTATTTAAATTACTTTCTACATACTCCCATAAATCATCGAACCTCTCGTTTTCATCATAAACAAGCACCCTTAATTCCTGATCTTCATCAATCTCTTCACTGTAATATTCCTCCAAGAACTCTTTCAAATCACTGAACTTATGAAAAGTAACAAGATCACCATCATTAAAGAATCGTTCCTCTTCACCGCTGTCGTATTTCTCATTTGCTGGAACCATTCTATAATCCTTAATAACCCAAAACCGTGGCGATGCATTTCCGTCAGTTTCCTGTGTAGTTAATTCTTGTTGCAATTCCTTTAAAAATTGAATATCCTTGTTCATTTCCCCGTTCCCCTTTACGAATAATCTTTTTTACATTACACATGCTATTTACGAGTCAGCTACACTCTTTCAAAACGGAGCTTTACCCCTCCGGACTGTTTAGGCACTTGGCAGGTGATTTGGTCAATTACCTGCCATTTCCGATTAAAATAACGCTTTTGTTTAAATTGCTTTATCAATAGGCTTACATTTTTCACAATAAACAATTTCATCAATGATAATTGCATCGTCATCGTATTGGGGTATTCCGCATATGCATTCCCAGAACCATCCGTGCTCAAGAAATTCTCTCTTAGGTATCTCGTCCATACTTTTATATTTATCTGCCCACTTGCAACGTTTTACTTGAACATCTACAAAATCAATTCCGAATTCATTAGATCCCCACGCTTTTGCTTGCCCAGCTGTTTCCATAAAAACAATAGTTGAATATTCACTGTCACTCACTTGATAAGCTTTCATTCTACTCTCCCCTTTTCTAATAAAATTCAAATTTGGTCTTAATATCCGTTATCCTGGCGCTGGTGGTTCACTTCATTCTTTTTGTAATAACCTTGTTCAATTTCTTCAAATGTGAATCCTAATTTCTTACCTAACCCTAAAAACGAGTACAATAATTCTTCATAAAGCTCTATATCTTGAGTTGCACGAAACTCCGATATACCTTCATATACATTGTTAAATTGATTGACTAACGTACTTGCGGTATAGACGTTTGCATTAAGTTCTAATGATTTCAGGCTATATTCATTAGGATTAAATCCGATGCCATTCCCTAATGAAGCTATAAAATGAAATCCATCTACATACTCCATTAAAATAACTTCTTTTTCACTAGGTCCTTTATTGCTCCAATGCTTAAAGCATCTTGTTTCATTTGCAAGTTCTCCAATTTCAACCTGTAAAGCAAGGATCATATTATAAAATAAATTTTGTCCTTCCAATCCATGCTCCTTAATGATTCTTGTATCCAATACCTCTTGCATTCCGAATATTCTAGTTAAGTTCATTTTGTTTTCCCCTTCCTATTTAGCAAATCCCTAATCCTATCGGACGATTTTCAATTAAATACTTATCAGCCTGATCTATTACAAGAAGCGCAACTTCCGCTTGGTGTCTCCTTAACGCTTTTGCCATCTTCGGTAAGCTCATACCTTGACTCCACATTTCACGAAAACGTACTACATCTCTTTCATCCCAAATGAAGTTAGCCTCTTCTAAAGCGATATAAATCTTTAATCTTGATTCCTTCATCGCTTCATGATTACTTGCTACACTCATAAGCGAACCTACTTTCTAAAAATGATTATTTTATTTTTTCTGTAAACTTAGTATCCACACGATCAACCTTACCGTTTATCCAAACCGCGACTTGCTCACCGAATCCACTCATTGGTGGATTAACTGCTGTGACATTTCCGTCCTTCACTATTAAAAGTTTGTTGCTGCTAACATCAATTTCTATTTTTTTCATATGTCCCTCTCCCTTTTTACTACTGCATGTACTCGACAACATCAGGCTTAAAGCCACTTCCTAAATAAACCCTTACCGGAATTATTTCTTTTTTATCCCTTGCTGCCTTACACAATTCTTCAGCTGTCTCCCAATTAAAAAACTTATCTATAGCTCTTTGAAATCTCCAAATTGCCATTACATATTGTTCAAAGATGTCATAGCGATCATCTTGCTTAGTTGTGCGTGGTAATTCATCCGTTCCCTTTGCATTTCTTGGAATTTGGACACGTACATCTGCATATGAAACGCGTCCATTTCCTTTCTTAACATTGGCTTTCATTACATCGAATTCGCAAATTGCTGGCTCTAGATCAAAAATATTTAGTTGTTTAGCCATGTACCATTTCACTCTTTTCAAGAATGTCCAGTAATTCAGTTGCTCCTTCTTTACTTAAAAACATTCTTCCATCCAGCAATTCAATGTTTGATTCAGAAACTTTGCCAGTTACAAAGCATGACTTTTCGTGTTTTCTTAAAACAATGTTTTCCCCTTCAACATGGAAGCCTAACGCTGTACCTTCAGCAATTCCTAAAGTTCTGCGTAACTCTACTGGAATTACTACACGCCCTAGCTCGTCCACTTTTCTTGCAACACCTGTGTTTTTCATTCCTTGCTCCCCCTTGTTAACTTACTTTTTGTTGTTGATTCCGTTGCAACTCTTGTTTCATTGATTCAAATTTGATTAACCATGCTTGCCAACGCTTATCGTTTTCTTCTTGCTGCTGTATTGCCACTTCACAATTACAACCTTTCGTTTCAATCACACCTGGATAAGTTTCTTTACGAATAATTCCTGTATCATGACATAATGCACACATGCTTATTCCTCCTTATTAGAAACCTAAATTTGCAAGCCTTTGATCCGCTGTTGTAAATTTCAAAACCTTTGATTCACCTAATAAACGACTAACTGTTTTAGCATCGTATTTTTTAAAAAGTTGTTTTCCAGTAAAGTTTGTTGTGGTAAATGTACTCATTCCTTGTCTAGCGTTTGATACTGCATATAAAAGACGTTGAATGAAATCAGATGCCTGTCTATTTGAATCCGTTGATCCACTTTCTGCCCCAAGATCATCTAATACTACGAAATCAGCTTGTCCAATTAATTGAACGAAATATTGCAGTGTATATTTACTGCTCTTATCATCGAAAGAATCCATAATCATCCTTGTTATTGCTTCTAATTCCACATATAAACAACTTTTCATAAGGTGATAGTTTTCTTCCCCCTGACTGATATCCCAGAAATATTGATTTAATTCATGAAGCATGCTGTATGCTAGGAAACTCTTTGCAGTCCCTTGATTTCCTGTAAATACAACTTTTCTAATTTCTCCGTTCTTTAAATCCTCCAAGGTTTCTTCTACAGCTTTCTTGTGACTAATCGTTTCATCACACCCGGTTCTGTAATCCGATAATCTTGAAAGAGGAATTTTCTTATTTGTAATAACACTAGCCTTTTCCAGCATGTTGAATTTCTGTAAACGGCTAATCTTCTTATAATGAGCGTTAGCTTGTTCTTCCAAAACCTTATCGTTTTGCTCAACTACACATCTTGGACAAACAGGTTTTCCTTGATAAATAATCATTTGAATTGGCTTAATGATTGTTTGTCCACCTATTACATAGGAGTGATTCATACATTGATCAGAATGGTAATTCACCTTCGATTCCAGGGATTCCGCCAGTTTTTTCATTGGTGTTGCCATTTCTATTCGCTCCTTTTTTACCTTTGTTCTTAAATTCTATTTCCGCTGCATTAACATCAGCTAAAGTACGAATGTTTTTGTTAACCCACTGTTTTAAAATCCCTTCAGCATAATTCCATTTCTTCTGCTGTTTCAAAGCACGTTCCATAGCTGCCTGTACAAGTTCTTCGCTCGTATCGTTTACCCATTGCGAAATACTGTCGGCTATGAATGAATTTAAAATACCGAAATTATTTTCGTAGAAAGAGAAGATGCTACTACTACTACTTACATTCTCTGTAGTATTCTTTGTAGTAATCTCTGTATTTGTCTTTACTTTAAAGTCAGGAGCTTCATTACTTTCATGTGAAGAGGTACCTGATTTTGAAGTGACTACCCTCTTTACTTCAAAGTCAACAGGGTCTTCTTCGACTTGTTGATACATACTTGATATGCTTTTTATTTCACTTACTTTTGGCTCAACGAACATTACATTATTTAAAGTGATTTCATTTACAATAATTGTTCTAAATTCGATTACGATTAAGTTCATATCCACTAATAAGTCACAAGCTCGTTTAACTTGTAGTTTTGAAAATCCAAATGTTTCTGCTAATTGCTGATAACTCTTTTGTAACTTATCTGATTTGAATTTTTTCTTATAAGTAACCTTGCCAGTATATTCATCTCGAATAACTGTAGGACGATACCAATAGACGATTTCACTCAATACCATAATTGCTACAATGTGAGGCTTACCATTACTAAAAGTGATGTAATTAAACCATTCATGATCTACTACATTACCTTTGAAATTTAATCCACCAATTTCAGTTACTACGTTTACCATAAATATTTACCTCCTAATACAAACTGCCACATATGCTTGTCCACTTTTGATTATTCGTTGAATTTCATAATGCGGATAACCAACTTTGAAATACTTTTCAATCATCTTCTTTAATTCATCCTTGCTCTCTGCTAAGTCCCAGAACTTATTAGGTAATAGCACTTGATATTCAATTAAATCCATGTACTATTCCCCTACTTTCCGTGATATACTTATAACAAATTGTTTTTCTTAAAGGACCCACTGCCATGGGTCTTTTTATTTTGTTTTACGTCACTCCAAGCCCATCGTTTTATTGGTTCGTAAGTAGTGTAAAGCAACAATGCACTGCATGCGATAAACATTGCGAATAGTACTAACGATGTTGTATCTTCCACTAAATCACCTCCTTTTGTGTTTCAAGCCAAGCTTCTAAATCCTTTTGTAGGAAAAGTAGTTTACGCCCATCTCTAATCACTGGAAACTGTGGGTGGTTTGCTAATTCATACACTCGACTAACTGCTATGTTTAGATAAGCTGCCGCTTCTTTCACTCTCATTACTTTATTTGGCTGTGCTTGTTGTTGAAATGCAGCTAATGCCGTTTGAATCTCCTCTCGAACAACCTCACGAATTGATTCTTTAATAAGTTGATCTAATCCCATATCGTTTTGCTCCTTCCCAAATTGTATTAATGATAGCTAATCATACTAACCTTGGTCACCATGCATTTATGTATGATATCGTCTCATTCGACCAGCTCTCTCTTTGTTGTCGAATTGACAACATTTTGCTCAAAAAAAAGCTCATCTATCGATACTCCAAGCGCATTCGCTAAAGTGGGTATCTTTTCAGCATCCAATCTTCTTTTGCCATTTTCTATGAAAGAAATCGCTGAAGCATGTTTGAAATCAAGCTCCTTGGCTAGTTTTTCTTGTGTTATATTTTTTTGTTTGCGAATATCTCGAACTCTATTTCCAAATGTCATATCCGCCTCACCTCCTATTGTTGTCGTTATGACAACTTCTTGATTTCATTATATGTTGTCATTTCGTAAATGTAAACCCCTTTTTGTCATTTCGTAAAAAATATTTTTACAGATAGTGAAATGTTGTCAAAAAGTATATATACTGTAATTAGAGAATAATACTTTGCAATGCTAAACATTATGTATTACACAATCGGATCTTATTTATAAAGGGGAATAATAAAATTATGAACTTAAATGAAAGATTGAAAGCGTGTCGCGAAAAAAACGGTTACACACAAACTTTCATCTCTGAAAAATTAGACGTAAATAAAGCAACTTTATCTAGCTACGAATCAGGAAGACGTAAACCTGACTATGAGACACTAACTAAATTAGCAGACATATATGAGGTTTCTGTCGATTATTTGTTGGGAAGAGCAATTCATGAGAAGTTAACAGTTAAAGAATCCGAGGAAATCGGTAAAGAAACTAACGAATGGATGAAACTAATTAACCAACTTTCAGAGGAAAACAAAGAGTTATTTAAATCAACAATACAAAGCTTTATATCTAAAAACAAAACTCCGTAAGACTTCTAACTGTCTACGGAGTTTTGTTTTGCTTTTTATCTTGTTCAGAAAGTTCTTTTAATAAATCACGTAAATGATCTGCACATATCCCCTCTGTTTTTTCCATCAATAAAACTTGATTGATCATATCTTCCAT